ACCCGTCGAAAATTTATGAATTGCATGAATTATATCCCGAAGTGGGGTCAGAAACAAATCCTATGAAAATGGAAAAATTCATTCAATCGAAAGCTATCGTCGAATATCTCGATACAAGTGAGATTGAAGGGGTTTATATTGCATTAAAAGAAGAGAACCTGACACCCCAACATACACATTTAGAAATCCATTCATCGTTTGTTCTCGGTTTAATGTGTAATCTCATCCCTTTTCCACAGAATAATCCTGCTGTGCGTAATTCATTTTCTTGTGGTCAAAGCAGACAGGCTGTTTCAGTTTATCATACAAATCACCAAGTTCGTATGGATAAAGCAGCGGTTGTCTTAAATAATCCGCAAATTCCATTAGTGAAAACCAGATTTATGGAACATATTAATGGCGAAGAGAACTGTTATGGTATAAATGCAATTGTTGCTATTATGGTTTATAGTGGATACAATATGGAAGATGCCGTATTAATTAATGAAACTGCCATACAACGTGGTATGTTCTCAACCACTTATTATACAACCTATGAGACACACGAAGAAAAAGTTGTTGGAGCAGATGGAAAAGCCGAAACGGAAAAACTTTTTAGTAATATTGAAAAAACGCCGAATATTATTGGAACAAAACCTGGATATGAATATCAACATTTGGATGATTACGGGCTAGTAAAAGAAGGAACCGAAGTCCATGACAAGATGGTAGTTATTGGAATGAGCACTATGATAGATCAAAAAACAGGATTGCGAAAAGACGATTCTAAGACACCTAAAAAGGGTCAATTGGGATTAGTTGATAGGTCGTTTATAACAGAAGGCGAAGAAGGTCAGAGAATAGCCAAAGTGCGTGTTCGTGAAATGCGATTTCCGGCAATCGGTGATAAGATGGCTTCCAGAGCTGGTCAAAAAGGAACTGTTGGATTAGTGATTCCTGCGGCAGATATGCCATTTACCTCTTCAGGAATTATTCCGGATATTATTGTGAATCCGCATGCTATTCCTAGTCGAATGACGATTGGCCAATTTGTCGAGTGTATTACTGGTAAGGCGTGTGCTTTAACGGGGAATTTTGGAGATGCAACAGCTTTTCAGTCATCTGGAGTGTCACAATATGCCGATATTTTGACGGCACATAAATTCCATTCGAGTGGTAATGAAATTCTCTATAATGGAATGACGGGAGGACAAGTTGAAGTAGAGATTTTCATGGGACCGACGTATTATATGCGTTTGAAACATATGGTCAAAGACAAAATCAATTATAGACCACAAGGACCGAGAACTGCTCTCACAAGACAACCTGTAAGTGGTAGAGCAAATGATGGTGGTTTAAGAATAGGCGAGATGGAACGTGATGGATTGATTTCTCATGGGGCTACAAATGTTCTCACAGAATCAATGATGGAAAGGTCAGATAAATATTTCATGGCGGTTTGTAATAAAACTGGTCTTATAGCAGTATATAATCCTGATAAAAACCTATTTTTAAGTCCAATGGCGGATGGACCTCTCAAATTTGTGGGTTCTCTTGCTGAAAATAATCTGGCGGTTGAGAACATTAGTAAGCATGGACGTTCTTTTTCAGTGGTTCGTATTCCTTATTCTCTTAAATTGATGATACAGGAATTACAAACAATCAATGTGGCGATGAGATTGATAACAGATGATAATATCGAACAAATTGAGAACATGTCATTTTCAAAGAACATGAATATTCTTTTGGACAAAAAAGGGGAAATCAGTATGAAAGAATATACGATGGGACTACAGAATATTATCAATAAACAAGGAGATATTAAAGTGCCTGTTTCTGAAAAAGAAGAGGTGAATATGCCGAGAACACCAGACCATCCTCCAAGAAGTCCTCCAGGAAGCCCTTCTTATGCACCAGGTTCTCCGGCATATGCCCCTGGAACTCCTCCTTATTCGCCAGATTATGCACCAGGTTCTCCGGCATATGCCCCTGGAACTCCTCCTTATTCGCCAGATTATGCGCCAGGTTCTCCTGCTTATCTTCCACGAACACCAGAAGATTCACCAATGGATGATTTGTTTTCTACTCCATTATTATCAAAAAAGAGTTCTTCTGGAGGAAATAATGAGAACATGAGACAATATAGTATAGGAGAACTAGTTTCTTTGAATTCGTATCAAGGTCCTGATAATTTATGGCAAATTACTGATCTAGGAGATGAATTTATAACTGTGAAAAAATCAGGTGGTAATAATGATATACAAATTGTAGAACCATTTGACCTTTCACCACCACAAGCACAAAGAACATTTATACCTGATTCTTCTCCTCAAATGGGATTACAGATGGTTCCACAAATGGTGGGAGGTTCTCAAGAAAAACCAAGCACTAATATCTTTTTGATAAATGGAAATAATAATGAAGTGGATGGGGCAGCAGCTATGAAAACAAATGGCTCTGTAGGGACATCCAACGGTGTGAATAATAATAGTGTGAATAATGCGAATAATGATAATACTTCTAAGAATAATAAAAACGAAGAGACACCACCAGTCGCTCCTGAGAAAGAGTTCTCGATATTTGATACAATGACCAACTTTTTAGTCAGAAAGGTATAATAAAATTGATGTAAATATAAAAACAATATCCATTCTTATACTATAATGTCTCTTTCTAGTAACCGCATCTTAACCGTATATAAATCCCGTAAAACTCTTTTGGAACAATTAGAAGAGCAGGGATATTCCACCGCCGATTATGATATGTTCAGTATTAATGAAATCGACGCAATGTATGCAAATGACCAACTCGATATGTTGGTCTCTCGAAAAACGGATGGAAAAAAAGTATATATAAAATATCTCTTGAATATCAAACAATTGAGAAAAGACAATTTAGACCAATTGGTCGAAGACCTCTTTGATATAGAGACCGTTTTAGAGAAAAAAGACACATTGATTGTAGTGGTGAATGAAGAGCCGAACGACACGATAGTCACAAAACTGAAATATCTTTATGACCATTCTGGAATATTCCTTGTCGTTCATTATATCAAAAGACTACAATTCAATGTCTTAAACCATGATTTAGTCCCACTTGCTACAATAATGACGCCGGAGGAAGTGGAAGAACTAAAAACGAAATATCATGTTCAAACCCTTAGCCAACTTCCAGAAATATCGAGATTTGACCCACAAGCATTGGCCTTATGTTTGAGACCAGGAGAAGTCATAAAGATACAACGTAAGAGTAATACAGCTATGAATTATTTCTATTATCGTGTGTGTATTTGAATAAATAAGATGTAAATGTGGTTATACCAGTGAAGATTTATACCAGTGAAGATTTACACCGTTGAAGAATTCAATCCGCATACGGATTGATTCTTCAACTAAGTTACCGGTTACAGATTTGAATAGAGCACCCCTTTGGGGTGCGGATTCAAATCTTCACCGGTATAAAATGGGACGCCCTTTAGGGCGTCATTTTAAATCGTTACTGATATCTGACCCTTGAATAATTAAAATGTTTCATTTTAATTCTTCAAGGGTTTAAAATGTACTACGAAGTGCCATTTTAATTCTCCAAGGGTTTAAAATATATTTTCTTTATGACAATAATAGAAAGTCATAAAGAAATAATGGTTGCGACATTGTATATAGATAATATAGTAGAGAAAACAATGCCATCGCAGACATACAATATTAAATTCCGTCAAGGAGATTTTTTTTATAATACCGCGGATGTTACCCAGAATACCGAGTTATTAGCAACATTTCCATTTAAAAAAGAAGATGTTGTTATTTGGGCCAATCAAGTTCAACCCGGTGCAAATATAACAACAGTTGTTGATATTTTTGACCCGAAACTAAGTGGTATCATTATGAATCCTGATTATGATTTTGGAAATACTTTTTTACCTGGAAATATAACATTTAACGACAGTTTTAATAAATTGACTTTTGATTTGACAAATCCGCCACCGGCTTCTTCGGACATTTCAGAGTCGTCAAAAATAAATGGTCAATTGACAATTAAATCGACCAATCCAACTACCAAAGACATAACTTTAGACGTAAGTGAAGGGTCGAATATACAATGGAAACAAGACGCAACGAATAGTTGGAAGCCAGAGTTCTCAATAGATACCGAATTATTATCAAAGAATATTCCTTTTACAGATACTGATGGAGGTAAATCGTATATTACAGTGAATACCATGAATCCACGTTGTAAATACCGTCCTACATGCACAATGAAACATTGGCATTATTCTGGAAAGTGCAATACACAAATTATAACAAATCCTGATGGAACAAGTTATTGTAAATGTGTTTGCACAGGTGTTCCGGTGTTTGATGATAACCCACATTCACATTGTGATACCTATAATTTGAATCCGAATGGTTCAGCAAGTGGTCCTACAGGAAAACAGCCAGATACGGGAAGTTTAGGATTAATTCAAGCCATTCAGGGTATCAAAATGAATTTGACAGCAGATTTTCCTAAAGCCCAATTTGGAAGTGCTGGAGAAAATGTTACAATGGAATATGCAAAGGATGATAAACTAAATAATTTTAAAGAGGAAACTGAAGAAATACGCAAGTTGGTATATCAATATTATACAGCAGTTGCTGAGAACATTAAGTTGCAAAAATCACTTTCAAATAATAGTAATAAAGATGTAACAATGTCTCAAGCGATGATGGATGCAACTGTTCAATATAAAACCGAATATTTGAATGTTTTTAATATTGTCGTTGGTGTTTTTTGTGCAGGTGGTTACATTTATATAATGAGTAAAAAATAGACGAGTATTCTATATGAATACATCTACACCCGCATCTACACCTATATCTACAAAAACCCCGACAATACCTGTAGCAACTAAGAAAAGTCCTACGCCTCATAATGGTGATATAAATAACAATCCGATGGTAGAAAAAAAATATTATATTCATGAATCGCCTTGGTGGGATAGTTGTCAGACAGGGCGTGGAAATATATCCAGAATAACTTCTGATGTTTCGCCGAACAATCCTAATTTTGTGACGACAGGTCCGGTTACATTGATTGAAATAGAGCAATATTTATCTCTAGAAACATCGAAACTACTATCTGCCATTAAATTAGCCCAACAATGTGATAAAGCCGGATTAGATTTGAATAAATCGATTTCTTCTATAATACCGGATGTGTGTTCTCAAACATTCAATAATTTTTCACAAGATAAAATTCAAGATATCAAAAATAGGATAAAAAACAAGACGGGTAGTTATGTCTCGGAATTTCATACAACGGGAATTCAAACATCGCCATATATGAATTCTATATTACCTGTTTATAAATCCACTCCTTTTAGTGATTTCACATATACCGATGATTATGTATCTTCGATGAGCACACAAAATGACCAAAAACAACTTTGTCAAAGATATGCCGATATATTACAGATGTTGTCGGATTTTTCAGAAATATTAAAATATATTAATCAACCTGCTTTTACAATGACGTATTTAGACCAAAACGAACAAATATTAAAAGAATTTCAAGAGAATAATATTTTGAGAAAGGGTCTAGAAGACAAACTTGTCGGGGTTTATGGAGAACATTCCTTTTATGACGATTCTAAGAAATTTTTAGATTCAACTGTGTATGTAAGTGTTTTATGGACGATTTTAGCGACAACCACGTTGTTTTTTATTTTTAAGCGTATGTAATCCCTCAATAAGACCGAATAAGACCGAATAAGAAAATGTAAGGGCCTTATATATATGGAATTCCCTGGGTTTCATCAACAAGAATATAAACAAATAGATTGGAAAGATTATGAAGGACAACCTCAAGTATTGTTGAAAGAAATGTCAAAAAGGAATATTTATAGAGGGAATAATGAAGATAAACAAATGGCATTAGAACCATTTATTCCAGGTTCTGTTTATGACACTACTACGAATTGGGGTAAGACTGCTCCTGCTCCAACTCCACAAAATGTTGGAAAAGTGGTTTCTGTGAATGGGTCAAATACAACAGTTAATTGGATGCCTCCACCACCTACACCTGTTTCTACTAGTTCTAGCTCTAATGCTACAAATCCGCCATTTTATACGACTGTCAGTTTCGATAATGTATCAAAGAATATAGCAACCATTCAAATAATCCAAAAAGAAAATGTAGATACGAAAAATCAGATTGTTTCGAATTATTCGGAATTATCTGAAAATGTAGATGGATTGGTAAAACAAATTAAATATCTAGATATGAATAACGAAAAATATAATTACAGTAACGAAGAAGACCCAAATGTTATTTTAAGACCAGAAGAATCAAAAGATATTAGGACGGCTCTTCAGAATGATGTTACAGAAATGAAGTTATATCAGAATTCTATGTATGTGACTACTTCTATAGCATGTGCTACTTTGTTAATAGCCGCGATTGTTATTAGTAAATGAAGATAGAATATATGTGTAAAATATATATTCTATGGCAGATACGGCATTAGAAAATCTAAATGACCAATTACAACCTATTTATACGAATTTATCAAATTTACAGGGGGTTGAAACAAATGCCGTTGCAAAACAACAAGATATGTTGAAAATTGTAGATTTCGAACAAGATAGACTTGAGAAAAAACAAGAAATGATCGACCAAGCTGTAGAAAATCAGAAACGAATTATTTATTTCAATGATAATAGTCGTAAGATATATTCAGCATGGTTATATATTTTAATAACTATAACTATTGTTTTAGCAATTATTTTCTTGATTCGTATTTTATATTCTAATTATGGGGCTTATCTTCCTGAAATGGGATTTAATATCGCTATGATTGCGGTGATTTCGATAGGTGCTATTATAATTTATCGATTATGGGCAGGTATTCGAGCAAGAGACCATTATAATTTCGATGAGTTGAATTTGAATCCACCTAATATAGGAACACCTTCAAATACATCTAGTGGATTTGGGTTTGGTTTAGTTGGATGTATTGGAAAACAATGTTGCACTCCTGCAACAATGACTTCTCCTGGAACAAAATGGGATCCTACACTTGGTAAATGTTTATATACTGGTGCGCTAACTTCGCCCTCAGATACATCAAATACGTCAGATACATCAGGTTTATCTGATATATTCGGTGTAACATATACTACACCTACACCTATGCCAACAACTCCATCATCTACTGTTCCTTATTCTAGCACACCACCGGCAATCAATCCTTCTTCAACTCCAACTCCAACTATGATACAAGAAACTTCTAGTATTCAAGCGAATGAGCCATTTGAGACAGGCTATGGATTTATCACAAAGGTATAAATTGACTAAATTACAACACCTGTAAAAAACAATTGCTTGACTGAATTACAACACCTGTAAAAAACAATTGCTTGACTGAATTACAACACCTGTAAAAAACAATTGCTTGACTAAATTACAACACCTGTAA